ATTGCGCACCGTATTCTGTGGCATTCCACGTTCCCCATTTCTTTGTGCCTTCAGTTATTGCGGAATTATCATAAGATACGGATGTATCGCCCATGGTTGCGCTTTTTACCACGCCAACCATATCAGCCGCCGCTTCCTGAGGTGTAGCCGATGACTCTTTAAAAGTCTTGAGATACAGCGCACTCCTATGCGCTACAAAAAGCCCGGATGCATACCGCCAGCGCTTGCCCCATACATCAGGCAGGATTGTGCTGTTTGCGTCCTCTATGAACATATCAAGCACCGTTGTAGGGAGGTGGCTTGTACCTTCGCCATCTGTAAATTGCGGGAAATCACCGGCGAACATTTCCGCCGTATAATTTCCCTCACCTTTGACAATCCCTGACGCTGTTATCTTTTTCCCTTCAAAAAGCGGGATCATCGGATTACCATACATTATTTTTCTTCCTTTTTCTTCGCTGTGGCTTTTGCCTTTTCCTTGCCTTCTTCAACAGCCGCCTCAATCTCGCTGTCCTTCTTGCCTGAACATACTATAGAACCATCCTTTATGGCAGCTTTTACAAGCCAGCTTTCAGCTACATCCGTGGGGATATCGCCAACAAACCCTTTTTCGATAACATAGGGCGTACCGTCCGCCCTACGTATCTTAAATCTCTGATTCGATGCAATAAACATGATCTCCCTCCTTTTAGATACCGTCTGCGTATGCTATCGTCTGTGAATAGAATATCTCTACCTCAGATACGTTAGCAGCATAAGCCGTATCATAGCAGAAATCAGCTGTGTTGGGTGTAGTCATTGCCCTTGTAAGAGGAGCAAGCTCATCCATTGCAACATATCTTTCTTTGTTGCAATACACAACCATTCTGTTGCTGCCGCCTGCGCCTGCACCCTTGCACCATGCTGTGGCGCCAATAAACAGATCAGATCCGTTCTGTTTTGCTACGTTGTTCTCTAAAAGGAAGGTCAAGATTGTTTTTTCTGCCAGTGTTGATACCTTCGTGGTTGCAAGGTAGTTATACTGCTCATACGGCATGATGATGTGGTTGGGGATAGCGTCAAGATCATACTCCGCAGCCTCCCACGCATCAAGGATGGCGGTGTTGATATCGTCAAGAATCTCATCGGGAGTCTTGAGCTTGAATGTTGTACTTCCGCCTGCTCCCGTTGCCACCGTTGTAGTGGTAACGCCTGCGTTGTTTATAAGCCCTGTCGTGCCGTAATCTGCAAATCCCACGTAAGCATTCTGGTCGAGGTGCTTATCGTAAGCAAGGCGAAGCCCATCACGAAGAAGGGAGTCCATGTTCCTTCCCGTAACGTTGCCCCTCTGCATATCTACCCACATTACACGCGTTCCGGCTGCGACTACATGGGTCTTGTAAAGTCCCTTTGAAAAGTCAGCCTGCACCATAGGAACGCCATTTGCCCCGGGTGCGTGTCCAAGGTTATCTGAACCGCCGGATACGCCATAATTAACGCTCATGGCAGATACAAACTCATCCCAGCCGCCGCCTACACGGATCGGAAGGTCACGCCCATATGTAAATGATGTGAGAGGTGTCCTTACAAGCGTATCTCTTTTCTCAAGCTCTGAAACAAGGAACGCCTGACCGCTTGCAATGCCTGCCGCGTCCATTGTCGCAATCCCACCCTTGCCAAGCGATACAGTGTCAAGAGTTGCCTTTCCTACATTCTGAAATCCCATTTTCTACCTCCTTATGCATTTTCCTGTGTAAGGATGACAAGTTCAACCACACCATTACCATCAGCCGCGCCGCCAAATCTTGCATTTGTCAGCTTTACGGTATTGGTTGAATCTGCCGAAGCCTCAAAGCCGCCGATTACGCACGTGGGATATGATGCATTTGCTGCGACCCTCACATACACATCGCCGTTGTTTGCCGCTGTTCCGCGCTGGCATATTACATTTACACGTCCCCTCTTCATTACAGGGGTGATCTCGTTCTGTGCGTAACTTCCGGCATTCTGGTTTGCATAGTCCGTCGCGCTCTTTACTTCACGGGTTGCAATTCCCACAAAGCCCGTTGCGGCGAATGTTCCCGATCCGGCAATAAGCGAAGCTACGTTGATTACTTTCCCGTTGGAATCGTAAACAACAGCATCGCCAAAACCGATCGTGCCGCCTGCCGGGATTGAATCTATGATCATGTCGGGCTGTCTGGAATATGATCCAGCAAAGCCATGTCCCATTGTCTTACCTACTACTGTTCCAATCATTTACTTTACCTCCTTGCGTGTATGAGGGTTAAGGTTTGCATATGCTTTCTGGACTTCGTCAATATCCGCCATGGGGGATTTTGTCTGATATGAAGCCTGTGCGTCCATAACCTTAACAATATCATCTGTCTTTACGCTTACCGCGCCAATGATCGCATCAGACACCGCTTTTCGTGTAGCTTCGTCTTTGATATTGGCAACTACCGGGCGCATTGTCTTGAGGATATGTGCCGCTACATTGTCGGATACCGCCTTGCACCCGTCCATTTCCTCTGCCGGTACTACTGAAGCCTCCGGCTCAAGCGACTTTATTGCTTCATCAAGGTCACTTTCAACTTCCACTTCGTCCTTTGTCTGCATTGCGTCTATCTTTGCCGCAAGCTCTTCTACCTTTGCCGCAAGTGCTGCGACGGGATCCCCGTCCTTCACCTCTTCTTTGGTCTCTTCCTCTTTGGTTTCCTCTTTTTTCTCTTCCAAAGCGTCCGCCGTGTCCATTGCCAGCTGTGTCAGCTCCTCTTCGTTTTTGCCATTGGCAGCCATGCCGAAGAGCTTCATGATTGTTGACTGTTTGCTCATAGTTTTCCTTTCTGCCTTTTTCGGCTTTGTTATATTCGAGTCCATGATTGCGGCTTTTGACCCGGCTCTTGCCATTTCTACAACCGCCACATGGTTTCCTCTTATGTTCGACTGCGTATAGCCGCCCTCGCTCTCGCTATAGTCGCATTCATACCCACATGAGACCTGTCTCTTCCCGTTCTTTATATCGCGTATAAGTTCTGCGTCATGTATGTGGAGATCTGCTATAACATACCCGTCCCATTCGCCTGCGCCTTTCCGCACATTCTGGACGTGCCCTTTTTCATACATGGTTGCGGTTTCTGAATCTACCAAGTCAGGTGGGTGGTCATTCGTCACTGGCTTGCCCTCAAATGATGCAAGCGCCGCATCAGAAAAGACCTCTTCGGGCGGTCTGAATACCTTCACAATCTTTTCATCGTTAAGCCCTATTTCAGTTCCCAAATAATCCTGTTCGCCTGTCCGTGCTATTGGGACATTCCGGCATATAAGGAAACCTTCCCCGGTTTCTATCTGATTTGGGCTTATGGTATAGCCGTAATAACTGATCATGGCAATGTCTCCTTTGCCTCTTTGCTGAAATCTCTGAATGATTTCATCCATTCTTTATATTTTTCATCATCTGCCCTTTTGTGCTTTAGGAACGTCTCAAAATCGGGTATCTTGTTCCCAAGCGCCGCTTTGTACTTCTTCCATTGCCTTGTATCATTCAAAAGCTTTTGGCGGTTGCGCATCTTGTTCTGATATGCTTCCCTCTGCTTCTTTGTTCGCGGATCATGGGTTATAGGATTTTTCTCAAATGACGAAAAATCTTTATCTTTTTGTATCTGCTTTTCTGTCTTGCCTATGGTTGTGTATTTCACAAGCGAATGTAGACAATTCGGATGTATGTTGAGGTATGAGTTTTCTATGCTGTCGGGTCCTTCCGGGTCAATCTTGCCAAATGCACTTGCAAGCGGTGGGTATTCGGGGTTTTTCCCACTTTTGGAATACACCCGACCTTCATACACGGCACACACCGGGCACGTTGAGCCTATGCGCACTATCTGAAATAAATCATGTTCATCTTTCGTTAGTATTGCCGCCTTTTCAGCTTGGCTTGCCGTGCTCCTCACTGCCATATTACAGTAGTCTGTCAGCGTCCATCGCCTCCCCATCTTGTCGATATATGCCGTTATGCCTTTGCTTGCGAGGTCGGCTTTCATGGATTTCTGTGCCATTGTCCATGAATGCCCAATGGCTTGCTGATTCGCTACCGCTTCAAGTACCGCACTTCTAAATTCGTCACCTTCCAAACGTGCGACTGCCAAAAATTCCCTTGCGCTCTGTAATGTAACATTTGAAGCTTCGATTATTTCCCCCAGCAGGTTGTTTGCAAGGGTCTGTACGATAGCCGTTTCGGCTGATGTAAGCACCCTTGCATTTTCATAGCCTGCCGCGTTTTTTTCTCCCCTTCCATGAAAGATTGTCTCTATCATTTCGGGGATATAGAGGAAAGAATGAAACTGCAAATCTGAAATAATCTGTTGTACCCTTTCAAGCGCCGCCACTTCTGCATAGTCCACGTAATTGAGCGAGCGCTTGCGTGTTATCTCGTTCACTATCTGACGTTCAGCATTCAGATAGATCTTCATGACCTTAAGTATGGCTTTTTCTTCCTGTGGGCTTTTTACAATCATATGATACCTGCCATCGGGTCATTCATCATGCGTGTGTTCGTATACGTTACACCTCTGCCCTGTTCTGCCTGTTCGTCTGTCAGCTTGTCAAATATTCCATCTAATGATATCAGCTCCTTATCAGCTACCTCTTTATCTATAAGGTCATTCTGATATGCTGCTATAATCGTGCTTGCCTTTGTCGCAGCTGTTTCCGCAATAGCCTTTTCGTCAGGTGACTGCATCGAAGGGAATATTATTTCTAAATCGTCTGGAATCATTCCCCAACAGCTTATAGCCATGATCGGTATCAGCTTTTCAAGTATTGCCCTTAGCGAAGTCTCCCTCAAGCCGTCTATGTAGTCGTAATAGTTGAGCATATCAGCTTCGCCGGTTGCGTTCATGCCAGCAGGCGAACGCCCAAACAGCTTTGTTACAGGTGTACGCGCCGCCCCTGCTACATCCATCATGACGCGGTCATACACATCTGGCAGCCCAGTGAACGTATACTGTTCTGAATGTACGGAATCGCCCTTGTTCAGCAGTGATATGCCCTGTGAGCTTCTGACTATTGACATCGCCTGCATTTGGTTCCAGAAACGCCTCTGCATTTCTGTGTTTCCTATTCCTAATAGCTGGTCTAATCCTTCAACTTCTCTATACTCAACATTTGCGCGGAATGTAAGCGCCGCTATGTTTGCCGCTA